ATTTGCATGGTTAACGCTCGCATCGGTGAGTGTGTTGTAGGTGCATACCCGGATGAATGCACCCAGGATATGATATTAAAATATGCAGCATGTTACTTTATATCTGGAATGACCGGGCCGGAAGCCGACAGCAGGCGCGCAGCTAATGGCGCATCAGTGAATTATAACATCCCAAATTCAGGTGAAGGTCTAAAATCAAACCAATGGGGTCGACTGTTGATCAGTGCTGACACTGCAGGCTGTTATTCTGGATTGGTCGCCGACACGTTCGTGTTCGAAAACTTTGGCGCAACCACTAATTCAGGGTGTTGCTAATGACCTCGGTAACCAGAGAGACCTCATTTAACACTGCGACAATATGGCCGTTCATCCGAAAACTGTCATATGGTCAAATTGAATACGGCGCGCCATACAGGATCCAATGCACATACGAACAAGGCTCTAGCAAACAGTACCGTGATGCATCGGGTAAAATGTATATCCCAGCATCAATATTTTGGTATGAGCGTCCAGAGCAAGGCGTACCAAGTCTAACCGACTATATAGCATTAGGCGATCACACCTTGTCGCTTGATCCAAACTTGGTTAATGACGCAGAGATAATCAAGAATGCCATACTGCAAGATAGCGCGGTATTGGGTGATACTCCTGATGTGATGGTTTTAACTTAGAGGTAATTATGGCCATTTGTAGAACTGTAGAAAAGATTGAATATTCAATAACCATGAAAGACGGCCGCCTATACATGATAACTACCTCTCGTCACCATGAGGATATGGATGGATTCATTGCTCTCATGCCGAAAGGCGAAGCAACAAGAGTTTATTTTAACTATGACTGTATAGAGCAATTCAAGTGGGAAGTGTTTTATGCCAGTTAAAGGTGTGAGCAAGGTCAAGTCGAACATGAAGCGAGTCTTTAAGGATATTGACGAGAAGAAGGCTAAGCAGTTTGTGACATCAGTGATCACCTTTGCCGCTAACGAAAGTAAGAAGTATGCCCCAGTAGAATACAGTAACCTGGTTAACTCTATGATGATGGAAGTAAATCAGACTTCTGATATGACTGTTGGCACTGTTTCGTATAATGTTAATTACGCTGCAGCATTGGAGTTTGGTTCATGGAAACCGGTACCGGCCAGCATGAAGAAGGGGCCGTCCGACAATATGCAGGCGACCCCGCATTACCTGCGAAAGGGTTTCGAGTCGCCAGAGTCAAAGCGAGCTATCGACAAATTTATAGATATTTTTAGGATCTAACATGGCATCAATCGCAGACTTAGAAGTTGAACAGATTAAGCAGCACCTTATCGCTGGTGGATTTCTTGCTCCATTCACTGACATATTTGGCGACCCTCAACCTGCGCCAGTCGTGCAGGAGAATGAGGTTGATCTGACTTCAGTCAATAATGATGACAGAGTTGTCATGATACGCACAACTGGCGGTATAACCAACCCAGCCAACCGCACATTATACAAAGAGCGGTTAATGATGGTCATGGTGGCCGGTAAAGTCGGTGAGCAAGATTCTGTTATCGCCAACGGCCTTGCTGATGATATGGAACAATATCTAATGGCTAACCCTACCGATGGAGAGTGTTTATTTAATATCGTGTCCAGTGGCGTTACAGGGCCAATGGGAAGTGAAGACAATCGCCGAGTTTATGAGATCAACTTTGTGGCAAGTTTTAATATAAATCGCCCTGTGTTTGCTTGACGTTATGTTTATAGTGGTGTAATATTTACCTGACTTAAACATAAATCAGTTAAATAGAGGGATACACATGAAACCTAAAACAATGATCTATTCAATATATGCAGTTGCCTTTGCCTTGCTAATAGGTTGGTGCATGAACATTTACAAAATTATCGATAGTGGGTTTGAGATTGCTCAGTGGGGAGGCATGGAAGTTATTAGGGTGGTGGGAGTATTCGTTGCTCCACTTGGCGCCCTGCTGGGATTCTTTTAATTAGTTGACAAGTTCTCGCAGCCGCGAGGTTAAATTTATCGGTGAGTGTTTTGTAAGGAATCCGTAGTTTAACGGTAAAATCAAGCGTTATCGCTACATTGGATGGTTCGACTCCAGCCCGGATAGCAAAACACTCAACCAATAAGTTTATGCGAGTCGTCATTCTTTGAGTAAGCACCAAAGTATTAGGGTTAAAGGCTGGATAGGTTTCCAGTATATCGTGGGTTCGAGTCCCACCGGCTTGAATCACACACCAAAATAACCAGCCTTCGCGCTGGTTTTTCTTTGCTTGCCGTTCCTGTGTTACAATTGCTGTGCTATAGCAAATAACTCACGGAGACCATAATTATGGCAACTTGTACAACTTCAACCATTAGCCCAGGCAAGACGGTCACCGTCGGTTACGCCGTGGGTTGTGGTGACGCAGATTTCAATGCGCTTACCTATTTACCGTTAGGCACTATTAACTCTAAACAGCTTGAATACGCTGCGCAGATGGCCGACACCACGAACGATCTATCAGGTGCTACAACATCTGAGATCGTTGTTCGTACCGGCTTAGAGTTAACTGTATCTGGCTTCTTAACTGATAATGATAGCGCGGTATCATCTCAGAATGCGTTGATCCAATACTATTGGGATGAGCTGCAAGCAGGTCGACAGCCAGTTGTCTGGATCAAGATCTCAGGCCCGTCATACCCTCGCGTATGGCATATCTTTATGAACTATAAAGGTGGCTCAGAGTCGTTCAATACTGACGATCCTATCAGTGGCGATTTCAACTTTGGCGTTACCGATACAGGTGATGTTCAAAACTCAGTTAATTTGAGCGCTGCAATTTAATGCTGGTAAATTACGGCCATGCAAAAATAAGTTGGGCGGGTGAGGATTATATTCTCACCCCCAGCTTTTCCAATATTGCCAAGCTGGGCAAGCCTAAAGAGATAATCGATAAGTTTAAGCGCTTTATATCTCTTGGTGACTGCCTAGCTAAGTGGCACCTAGCTATTTCGGTGCTTGATGCGTGCTGTGATAAGCAATTGCCTGACGAGCTTGTTGGTCACACAGTATTCAGCGAGCAAAAGCAAAGGTTCTTATACAAGCAACCTGCGCATGGCATGCCAATGTTCTACGATTGCATTACCTTTGCAGATCATTGCTTGCGTCATGGCATTTGTGGCGTGTATGAATCAGATGATGAAGAATCGAATGCCAAACCAGTTGAAGAGTTCGATGCTTATTGGTTTATGGAAATGGCCATGGAGCATTTGGAAGTGTCTCGTGAAGATGCTGCAACAATGACCATGACCGAATTTGCTAGGCGTATGGCCGTAAAATTCCCGCCTAAGAAAGATGAAACTAAGGCAACGAAAAAAGAAAGCCGTGAACTGCAGGCGTGGTTTGAACAAAATAACGGGGTGCACTAATGGCTGTTGATGTTGGTTCAATAAAATATGATGTCAGTGTTGAGACTGCTGACGCTCTAAAAGCTGAGGCCGTCATTGATAAGTCTCTTGATAAAGTCGTCAAGAGTTTTGATAAAGCAGATCAAGCTGTCCGTGATTTCGAGAAGTCTCAAAAAGCCCTAGGGAACACTGTAAACAAATTCGGGCAAGTTCTGGATAAAAATGGCAACATTATTGCTGATACAACATTGGAATACAGAAGGCTAGCTGCTCAGGCAAACAAAACTCACTCAGCAGTGCTTAAGCAAACAAAGGCGTCCCAAGGCGTTAATAATGCTTTCGCTCAAATGGGTAGGGGCGCTGGCCAAGCCGGAATACAGGTGCAGCAGCTTATTGGACAGGTTCAGGGAGGTCAAGGCTTTATGCTTGCCCTATCTCAGCAATCTGCAGACCTTGGTTTTGTATTGGGCTTTCCTCTTGCTGGTGCTATTGCTGGCATAACAGCGTCCTTAACGTCAATGCTAATGCCTGCGCTATTCAACAGTAAGTCAGCATTAGAAGAATTAGAAAAAACCATTGAGAAAGTTCAGGCGATCATCACACTTTCGTCTACTGGTATTGCAGAATACAGCGAGAAGATGGAGCAGCTTGCTATTGTATCTGAGCAGTTGGTAAAGACTCAGATCGGCCTAGCCATTGCCGAGCAAAACAAAGCATTTAAGCAATCAGCAAACGCACTTAACGATGCAACCAAAGAGGCTACCAGCTTCTTAAACGTATTTGGTTCGTTTGAGGATGTGGTTGGAGATCTAACTGGTAAGAAGTTGGGTGAAGAAGGGTTTAACGAAGCGAGCAACGCTGTATTGAACTTTAAGCGTGAGGTTGCAGAGTTCAACATCAAACCTACAGAAGAAGGCGCAGACGCACTATCAGAGGCGATCAACAGATTGGCGAAAGCCGGTGGAGATGCCACAGATAGCGGTCGCGAATTGTTGCAGCTTGCCATTGATCAAGTATCGCTATTTCAGCAAGGTAAGATCACTTTAGACCAGCTAAATGCGTCATTAGAGAAGAATGGCACGACGTCGAGTATAGTGGCATCTGAAGTCAAAGAGATGTCTGATGCGCTCACCCTGCAAGCTGAAACGCTTGGGTTCACCGACCGTGCATTAGCGCTTCATACCGCATTCTTGAAAGGCGCAACACAAGCTGATTTTGACGCCATCAATGCCGCATTCGATAAGATTGAGGCGTATGAGGCTGAAACTGAAGCGCTCAAGGAAAAAGAGAAGGCGCAGAAGGCATCCGCTGCAGCCACAGAAAGAGCGAACAAGGCAGAGGCTAAACGTGTTGAGTCAAAAGCTCTTGCCATATCTGCGGGAGTCGAAGATCCAGTTGCCAAGCTGCAAAGGCAGAAAGATGAAGAATTAGAGATCATCCGTCAAGCCGAGGAAAGAGGCTTGCAGCTTCACCAAGAATATTCAGTGCTTCGCGGTGAGATAGATAAGAAGTTTGCAGAGCAAGAGGCTATCGCAAGAGAGGAAAAATTCAGAGCTGAAAGCGAAGGTAACGCGGTTCTTATCGACTCAATTAACGCCCTTGGTGATGCGTCGACAAATGTTATATCAGGCTTGTTATCAGGCACTATGAGCGCAACTGATGCAATGCAGCAGTTTGCCAATATAATTCTAAATGAGACAGTTGGTGCGCTTGTTGCTGTTGGCATCCAATATCTAAAGAATGCTGTAATTAAATCGACAGCAGATCAATCAATGGCTGCGGCAACATCGGCAGCAGCGTTTGCTGCCAATTATAGTGAAGAAGAAGATGTAGGTGGTTGGTTTGATGCTTCATCAAACCATAGAATTGATATTGGC